AATTTCAATTTCATCCATGAGGGCTTGTTCGTCTGCATCTAACTTCATAACATTTGTAGTTCCACGATCAATGACAATTTCTTCGTCCATCTACTCTCTATATGGAAACTATTAATTAACCTTTAACGCATTTTCAAAAAAATATGTCTGTACATTATAAATGTACAACCTTAACCGTGCGAACCGAAACGCTCTCATCAGTATTTTCAGCCTGATCGCTGTGATCTTTGTTCTCGGTATTTTCAAAACTACCAGCAAGTATCAGCCTAGACCAATCGTCATCAAGGCTATCAACGAGAAGTCTCTTTTTGATCTTGAGCACCGTGTGGAGTGTGCCCCTGGTCACACCAAGGAGGGTAGCCCTTACACCAAGAGCCTTACTCCAGGTGGCCTCTGTGGTGCCCAAAAGCTCGTCTCTGAGCAAGCTGGCTACGAGATTGAGGATGGAATCGGTGGATCTTTAATCTAAGTTATTATAAATGGCTTTGGTTACTTCTCCCCAAACTATTCCAGATCTTGATTATGAATATCATGTCATAACTGTTGATTCCATTGGTCAAGACAGTGCCAACACTTTTACTTGCCATCTCCAGCAGCCCCTCAAAAATGTTGTTCAGGCTAGACTCCTCGCCGCTCACATTCACTCCAACGTTGTCACAGAACATTGCTATGTTTCTGTTGAAGAGTTGGATACCATCTTTAACGACAGAGCTTCCAATGTTCTCACCGGTCAGTCCCATATGAGTATGATTAGGGGTTCTTTCGCGAGTATCGTGACAGATGGTACGACCCATGAGGCCGGTAACTCCCTCATCAGCTTCAAGGATAACTACCCCATCGTTAGCCAATATGTGAACCCAATCAGAAGAATTGATCGTCTCAGTGTTACGATTAGAGATCAAACCGGTGCTACCATCAAAAACTCCTCGGATGATGGTGCCAACTTTTTAGTTTTTAGATTTGTGTGTAGAAAACCAAACTTGTAATTTTCTCCCTTTAAAGTAGTAATAAACATGTCTTCAGGTATTGTTCAATTAGTGGCAATCGGCGCTCAGGATGAGTACATCATGGGCAACCCGGAGATATCGTTTTTTAATTCCACGTTTAAAAGACACTCCAATTTTTCACAATCCGTCGAGAAGCAGACGATACGCGGAGATGTGAAAAATAATTCAATGTCAAGTGTTCAGATTGAAAGATCTGGTGATATGCTCGGCTACATTTACCTCACCATAGATGATACCAACCAAGCTGTAGACACGTCTCGTTGGGATCTTCTCATCGATAAGATTGAACTGCTCATCGGTGGTTCTGTCATTGATAGTCAGGACTCTATTTTCACCGAAAAAATTGCCATAGATACATTCGCGCAAAACGTTTCTAGATCCGCGATCGGTACACACCCAGGTGTTCACGCGCGTTCTTACTTTTACCCCCTTCGTTTCTTCTTTTGTGAAGGACCACAGTGTGCCCTACCTCTCGTAGCCCTCAATTACCATAACGTTGAGTTGAGAATTCACTGGGGAGCCCAAGCCGCCAACTATAATTTTGAAATGTATGCAAACTATTACTATCTAGACAATGAAGAGAGAGGTAACATCGCGACAAGAAAACACGATCTCCTCATCACCCAAGTGCAAAAGAATATTCCAAGTGGTGAGACAGTCCAAGATCTCATTTTCAATCATCCAGTAAAGTATCTCGCCTCTTCGGATACGACTGTGGATGGTGCTCTTACTTCACCAACGAATAAAGTTAAACTGAGTATCAATGGCGTTGAATTGTCCAACTACAAATGGGGTAAACCACACTTCATTGATGTGATGAACTATTATCACACAAACTTCGTGACTTCTCCAGACTTTTTCCTTTACTGCTTTTGTCTCATGACCAGCTCTCTCCAACCCACGGGTACACTAAACTTCAGTAGAATTGAGTCAGCCAAACTCATGAGTGAAACTTTGCCCATAAATGACCCAATATATGCGGTCAACTATAACATCCTCCGTATACAAAACGGGATGGCAGGCCTCCTTTACGCAAATTAATTTAGCTTCATATATTAAATGGTGAAGAACTTGCCGTCAGTAGAGAGATCTACTCAGATTCGGTTTGGTAAGAATGTCCCAGATGCCACAGAACAGGAGGAAAATACTATCGTCTTCAACGCGAGTAATGTTCTAGTTCCAACACCTTTTAGTAACGCGGTGTATTTGTCACCAATCAGAAACAGACCCGACTTCACAGCTCCAGAAGTTGTACTTTTGATGTACGATCGCAATACCAAGGAGATTACTGAATCTGGTGAGTCTGCAAATGCTTTGGTTGGTGGTGCTACACTTGATCTTGTAGTGTCTCGTTCTAATAACACAGCGAATACAGTTCAGTTTTTGGTCAAAGATGAACTTAATAATGATACATCCATAGTTACAGAAGGAAGAGTGGGTGTAGCAAACTTTCTTCCTCAACACACACTTTCGGTTGGTTCAAACTTATACGTGAATGATACAGGTTCAAATGTCCTCGTTGTTTCGGGTAATGTTGCGATTCTTAGAGATGTCGTGATTGATGGCAATCTTAGAGTAAATGGAGATACCAGTGTGATTTATACTGAAAACACATCTATCAAGGATGCTCTTATTGAACTCGGGACAAATAATGGAGCGAGTGATACAACCCTTGATTTAGGTATTCTGATGCATAGACCAGAAGCTCTGTCAAATGTTGTTATTGGGTACCGTGAGGGTACCGATGAGTTTGCTTTGGCGTATACCGATGCAAAACCAACTGATAAGACATTTACACCAAAAACTGACGAAGATATTAATGTCCACGTCTACGGTCTAACCCATGTGGATGCTAACATTTACGCACACGAAGATGTTCTTGTGGATGGAAATGTGTATGTATCTACAAACGTTTCTATTACCGAAGAGTTGACTGTTAGCAACAATGTGTATGCCGATAAGGACCTTGAAGTTATGGGTAACGTATATGTGGATGGAAATGTGGTAGCCTATAAAGACTTTACCTTAACTGGTAATGCCTATGTGAGTGGTAACGTGAGTATCACAGAGGAATTGACTATTAGCAACAATGTATACGCCGATAAGGACCTTGAGGTTGTTGGGAATGTTTACGTAGATGGAAATGTTGTAGCCTATAAGGATTTCACCCTAACCGGTAATGCTTATGTGAGTGGCAATGTTTCCATTACCGAAGAGTTGACTGTTAGCAACAATGTGTATGCCGATAAGGACCTTGAGGTTGTTGGAAATGTTTACGTAGATGGAAATGTCGTAGCCTACAAGGACTTTACCCTAACCGGTAATGCTTATGTGAGTGGCAATGTTGTAGCCTCTAAGGACTTTACCTTAACTGGTAACGCATATGTATCTGGAAATGTTTCTATTACCGAAGAGTTGACTGTTAGCAACAATGTGTATGCCGATAAGGACCTTGAAGTTATGGGTAACGTCTACGTGGATGGTAATGTCGTAGCCTACAAGGATTTCACACTTACTGGAAACGCTTATGTATCCGGTAATGTCAACATCACAAATCAACTGACAGTCAGTGATAACGCCTATGTCACTGGTAACGTTCAAGTGACCGAGGCCCTTATTGTGAGTGGAAACACCCACCTTGAGGGTGACAACGTTTTCATCACCCACACAATGGACTTTTTGGATCCCACCACCGCCATTGTGACCGATCAGATCTCCAACGTCCAAATTCGTTTGGGACAATTGGAAAATGTGAGTAACTTGGCTTCTAATCCAAGAACAAATCAAGTTCTCAGGTACATTAACAATGAATGGTCAAATGACTACCCTCAACAAAACTTTACACGGGTCAAAAATGGTTATTCCATAGCCGAAGGTAGAACACTTTACAAAGGTAATACTGTCTATGTGTCATCTACTCAAAATGCGGGTCTTGTAAATGTCCGAGCCGCACAGTCCCACATAGCTTCACAAATGCCATGTTTTGGCCTCGTGTATGAAGATATTGGCCCGGAGGATGAGGGTGTTGTTTTGACATACGGTATTCTCAATAATGTTAATACAACCCACTTGACTGCGGGTGGAACTGTTTATGTGAGTAATGTCTATTCGGGTTACCATACAGCGGTAAAACCAGATGATGATGTCTCAGCAAGTCCAGATCTCATTCAAAACTTGGGTATCTGTACGAGACAACACGCCTCATCTGGTGCGATTTTTGTAACTGGTATCGGTCGTGCCAATGATATTCCAAATGCGGAATTGATTACAGACTACAATGACATGAATTATGTCTATGTCAACAATATTAACAATGATTTGAAAAAGATTGCATCTGAAAACCTGAACATTCCACTCACAACAGCTGTGAGTAGTTCAAGCAACTCCGTGGCAAACGCAGTGACTCTCCGAGGTGTGAGTATTACTTCTGGTGATGGTTTCCATGGTGACCTCGTCGTTGCTGGAAATGTAACCGTTGATTCCACAACTCTCCACGTAGATGCTGAGAGTGATAGGGTTGGTGTGGGAACTATATACCCTGGACAGCCCCTAGATGTTAGGGGTGCAGCCAACGTGGGCGTTCTCACCACAACGAGTGGTACGGTGACAGATGCAACTCACTCCACCTCCAAGGATACTGGGGTCCTCGTAGTGACCCAAGGTGGCCTAGGTGTTGAGGCTAACATCCACTCTACAAATGTCTTCGCGGCTTCTCACATCGCTGTGGGCACCTCCGCAACTTCTAATACTTTTGATGTTCGGGGTACAGCCAATGTGGGTGCCCTCGTTACGACATCCACACACATTTCAGATTCAACTGTGTCTACCTCTAAGACCAGTGGTGCCCTCCTAGTCACTGGTGGTGCAGGTGTAACTGGAGAACTCCACGCGGCTGATACAACCCTTGATAGTGTGAAACTATTAAACATGTCAACCACTACTCTACCAATCACAGACGGATCTAAAAAATTAGTGGATTCGTTCATCACACAAGACAATGGAACACTTGTGATTAATGCTAATGTTGAAATTACTGGTAACATATCGGTTGTAGGTAACACGTTCCAGGTCACTTCAAACGATTTAGTGATTACGGATAGGATTATCACTTTAGCCAATAATAACACGGAACATGATCTGGATATTGGTATTATCATGGAACACCCAAACTATAACATTGGAATTATTCACCACGGCTCTACACACGTGGGAGGTGCACCCGGACACCATCTCTCTATGGGATATATAAATGAAGGACCAGACACGGATTCTGTTACTTGGAAAAATGATGCACACATAACAGCAAATGTGTGGGGACATCTCATCACGCAAAACACTGTGACAGTTGAATATGGAAATGTCTACATCGTTGATGGTGGTCTAGGTATAGGAATTGGAGACGGTGAAAATGACAACGTCCCAGACTCAAAGTTGTATGTAACGGGGAATGCTCACGTAACTTCAAACATTTCTACAGATTCTAACGTTATTATCGGTGCCACAACTGAGTCCACTTCAACAACAACAGGTGCCCTCCGAGTTGCGGGTGGTGTGGGTATAGGAGAAAACATATTCGTTGGAGGAACTGGTAAGATTGAAAATGATACAGATGCCTCTTCAACTACAACTGGTGCTTTACAGGTTTTAGGTGGCCTCGGGGTTGTTAAGAGTATACACGCTGCCGATACAACTTTTGAAAGTGTCAACATCACAGATAGTACAAATTCTACAACAAAAGATACAGGTGCTCTCATAGTTCAAAGTGGTGGCGCTGGTATTGAACTAAACTTAAACGTCGGTGGTACGGGTAAGATTTGGGATGACACGGATGCTACCACAACTACATCAGGTGCTTTACAGGTTTTAGGTGGCCTCGGGGTTGTTAAGAGTATACACGCTGCCGATACAACTTTTGAAAGTGTCAACATCACAGATAGTACAAATTCTACAACAAAAGATACCGGTGCTCTCATAGTTCAAAGTGGTGGCGCTGGTATTGAACTAAACTTAAATGTCGGTGGAGTAACCAAGGTTTGGGATGAGACAGATGCCTCTTCAACTACGACAGGTGCTTTACAGGTTTTGGGTGGTCTTGGTGTTGCTAAGAGTATACACGCCGCCGATACAACGTTTGAAAGTGTTACAGTGACAGATACAACCCACTCTACAACAAAGGATACAGGTGCTATAATTGTTCAAAATGGTGGTCTTGGTGTTGAATCTAATATTTACGCCACAAATGTGTTTGCAGCTTCTCATATATATGCTAACGTATCAACAGCTGTAGCCAGTGCAAACGTTTTAGATATTCGTGGTACAGCTAATGTTGGCGCTCTCGTAACACTATCTACACACATTTCGGAAACTACAACATCTACAAGTACAACCACTGGTGCTCTACAGGTTGCGGGTGGTGCAGGTATAGTAGAAAACCTATTCGTTGGAGGAACAGGTAAGATTGAAAATGACACAGACGCTACCACAACTACAAGTGGAGCCTTACAGGTTGTGGGTGGTCTAGGGGTTGCCAAGACCATCTTCGCAGCGGACCTGTCTTCTGGTAGTGTTGATGTAACAGATACAACTGAAGCCATAGACACTTTGACGGGTACCCTCACAGTTGCTGGTGGTATAAGTACACAGACGAATGTCCACGCAGCCAATGTGTACATATCAGGGGGTCTCATCACCAATACTGGTGGGGTCACGAAGAAGACCTACTCCTTTACAGGAGCTCTCAGTAATGGTCAAACTATTGCGAATTCCACAATTAAAATTACATTTTCTACCCACGTCTTCTATGCCAAGATTGTAGCACATCTCATTGAGAGTGATGATGAAGTCAGTACACTTTCGATGGAGTGTGGTGGTGGTCACAGAACAGGAGGAACACCCTTAACAATCGCAAAGGGTCCTACCAGTGTATTTGGTAGTGCGAGTACAAATCCATGGAACAGTGCAGTTGCTGTTACTACCACAACTGTAGCCCTCGCACCAACAACCGATATGGCAGCTGCTGGTAATTACAATATTTTCATCGAATATATCTCAGCCCATGCGAGTGGTGCAGTGACTAAAATCACCGAAGGGTCTACAGATGTTATCACGTTTGGATACTAAATAAATTTTGTCCGGTACTTATAAATGGCGGCGACGAACGTTCAAGCCTTTTCAGGAGATGTTGAGATTTCCTCAAACCTTACGGCTGCGAGTTCCAAGTTTTCGCTTGATACGAATGGTACTTTGAAACAGATTGGTGCGGGTCTTAACAATAATTATATCAAGTTGATGAAGTATTTTCCAAGTGGCTCAAACTGGAAAATCGCCACGGGGTCGTACGCGGTGGGTGGCTTCCAGTGGCTTTCCATCCGTGCGAAGATGACACGCCTTGACGTAGATGTAGAAATCATTCAATTCAACTATTTTGGTAGTGGTGGGATCTCCCGTGTTCGTGACTCAATAGTTATCGGTGGGGGTGGTTCAGCCACTCAACCCAATGAAATCAAGGTCTATAATAAAGAGTCTAACAGTACCTATGAGATATACCTTCAAATTGATAGTGCTACGTCGGTGGAAGTTGAGATTACTCACAGAGATTCCACAATAGATGATGACTATTCTACAGTGGCCACCGAGAACAACGGTGCCATAGACGAGACAGGTCTCACAAAGATTTACGATAGTGGAACAACCACCGATTTAAGGTTGAGGTCGGGCAACGTCGGTATCGGGACGACGGATCCACAAGATGTCACACATATTTGGAAAAGTGGGGCAAATGATGATCACGGTCTCTTGATAGAACAAAACAACTCTGGTACGGGTTCTGCAACACTCAAATTTAGTGTCGCAACCACCAGTGAAAGTACAACGGGTCTCAGCAAGGCTGGTATATTTTTCAAAAGAGCCGATACCAACGGCCGTGGTGACCTTTTATTTTGTATGGACAACGCTGACGATACGAATGATGTTGATACAAGTAATCACGCATTAACCATATACCGTGACGGCAACGTCGGCATCGGGCGGGCGGATCCAGATTGCCGTCTTCATATGATGGAACCAGATGATATATCAGTAACAACTAAGTTATTTCACACCGAGAATGGATTTAGTGGTGGGAGTGTGGGTCACTTTGAAATTATTGAAAAAAAGACTGGTGCTGGCACCAGATGGGATGATTTTACATTGAGATTACAGAGACGTGTTGACAGCACCGAACAGGGATATATCGATTTTAATCCCAGTGGTTCGACTGGTGAATATGGTATGGCTTTTGGTAGGGCGGGTACTAGTGAATATATGCGTATCACCGGTGCTGGCAACGTCGGCATCGGGAGGACGAATCCATTGGCACCGTTAGACATCAAAGCAAAGAAAGGTATAGTTACGGTCGCATCGCTCAGTGATTTATATTCCAACGCGTCTGTCATGATAACTGGAACCGCAGAAAACTATGACGCTCTGTGTATTGGTATGCTCGGTACAGATACAGGTGGTGATAGTGGTAACAACCCTCGTGCATACATACAAAACATATGGGACCAAAACGCTAGCATTCGACCGGAACCGATTCTCTTGAACCCTGCTGGTGGAAATATCGGGATCGGGACGACGAATCCCGGTAACGCTACGTTGCATATACATTCTGGAGGTCTCCATATGGGGGGTACTGAATTAAGGGCATCTTCAGCCATAGGGACCGTAAGTTCTGGTTCATATGTTAAGTTATGTGATTTCAGTGCTCTACCTAGTACTACAGGTGGTGTAGCGACGATTCGTATTAGTTGGGGTAATGGGAGAGGTGGTGGTGTCCAATACTATTGGTTTGGTTCAGCCGTAGTTACACTTCCGTACAATACATATGGTGATGGTAATGGTATGTTTGGTGGTAGCCCCGGGGCAACCCTAACCGCTGTTACTCAATTTTATCATCATCGTACAGTAGGTGAACTCACGTTCCGAGTGGACAAGGACCTCCAGAGCGCCAGTTATGGTTATTTTTCTTTATACGTCGCACCTGCAGCATCTATAGACGATATGTCGTTTCACGTGAACGCATTACCGTTAAAGCGTTAAAGATAAAATGTTATGCTAGAGTAAATGGATGAACCCTTACCAACTTCGATATATGAACCCGTACCAACTTTGACAGATGAACAGAAAAAAGATAGACTCTTGAATTATATGCGCGAGGAACGTACTAAAAGATTATCTGAATCCGATTGGTCTCAGTTAGCGGATAATGGACTGTCTACAGAGAAGAAGACTGAATGGTTAACGTACCGCCAGGCTCTACGAGATTTACCTTCGACACTAACAATCGACCCAAATGGTACATGGATTACTACCTACAACAGTGTGGCATGGCCTATACGGCCAGATTAAGTGATCGAGACCTCTTACAAATTGTGTCCCGGTTTGTGAGGATTCCCGAGTGGCTTCACCACTCGCCCCAATCAACTTTCCCTCCCCAAGCTTAAAAATAAAGTCTCACTATATTATAAAATGTCTGGTGGTATCGCCCAACTCGTCGCTGTCGGTGCTCAGGATGCGCACCTCGTCGGCTCGCCCGAAATCAGCTTTTTCCGCTCTACCTACAAGCGTCATACCAACTTCTCCCAAACCGTGGAACGTCAAGTGATCCAGGGTAATGTCTCTAACAATGGCATGTCTACCGTGCGCTTCGAGCGCAAGGGTGACCTTCTCAACTATGTGTACTTTGTTCCTAACAACGGTCTCAAGACCCAAGCCGTGGCGGATTGGACCACCATGATTTCCAAGGTTGAACTTCTCATCGGTGGTCAGGTGATTGATGAACAGGACTCTACCTACTCCACCCTCATCGCCCCCACCCTCTCAGCGACCTCTTCCTCCAAGTCCGTCGCGGGTGGTCTCTACACTGGTGCCGCCTCCGAGAGCTTCTACCCTCTCCGCTTCGCTTTCTGTGAGAACTGGCAGACTGCCCTCCCACTCATTGCTCTCCAGTACCACGATGTGGAGCTTCGCATCACTTGGGGTTCTGCGGCCGCTGATAACAGCTTCAAATGGGATATCTACGCGAACTACGCGTTTCTTGACACCAACGAACGTGACTACTTCGCTTCTACTCCCCAAAACATGATCATCACCCAGGTCCAGAAGGCCACCGCCTCCCGTGCCAAGATCCAGGAGCTCAACTTCAACCACCCCATCAAGTACCTCGCGGCTGCTAACGCCTCTGGTGTGAACATCCTGGCCGACGATGGTACCTACGATAACAAGGTTAAGCTTCAGATCAACGGTACCGACGTTGCTGACTACAAGTTTGCCAACCCCAACTTC